TGCTGCTGCAAAAGCAGGGACAGCTGCAGGCGGTATGTCTGCCTTAAAATCTTTTGGAACAGGTTTAGAATCCTTTGGTAGTAGTGGTATATTTGGTAATCAATCTACATATGATCCATTCGCTCCAACTTCGTATAGTTAATTATGTTTAATAAACCAACACAATATACAGCGGATGTAACAGCTGTCAATCAGGACGCTACTCAAAGTGCCAATGATATGGCAACTTATTTCACTGAGTTAGTAGACGCTGACGCTGCTTATAGAAAATCGAATCGTCAAATGTTCTATCAGGTGGCACCTTTATTAAAAAGTTATGCTCATCTAGCAGTAGAACGAGATAAACGTTTAACAGCTGAGGCAGAGTCTGAGCTTTATGAAGAAGACGGAAACCTTAGTGAAGAAGGTTATAGGATCAAACATGGTGAAGATAGATTTGACAGTGCAGATGAATATGAAGATTCACTGCGAGCTCAAGAGCTAACTGGAATTAAATCAGAAACAGAACCTGGTGGTAATGTTATAGTTGCTCAGGCATTAGCCGGAGCTGATAGACCAGAGAGTAATATAAGAAAAAGGTTGATGGGTAAAGCGGAGATGATTCCAGAATGGACAACTCTCGCTGGTGGTAATGTAACTTTAGAACGTGAAGATGGTTCAACATTTACTCGTGACTCTGCAAAAACATTATCCGAATATCTAGCAGCTGAAAGACTTATAAGAAATATATGGTTTCAAGATGCAATGGATGGTAGTTCTGCTACTCAACGTAGAAGGTTCCTCCATAAAAAAATGAGAACTGCTGAATCTCATCATCGTCAAGAATGGATAGCAGCTCAGAGAACTGCTGTCAAAGCTATTACAGCTGAAAACCTTGAAACTGATTTAGTTAAACTTATTCAAAATGGTAACTTTTCTGATAACATAGAGAATGAAGCGACTAACCCTTTCACACAACACATCAAAAAAACCAGAGGATGGTATGGTGGAGCGGGTGGTGATCAAGGGCAAACAAGAAAAGAAGTTTATGATATAGCTATCAAAGCAGCTGAGTCTGGTAGTCTTAGTATGGTTGATATTAATAAACTAGGTAATTCTTGGTTCACTGCTGATGATGGTTCACGTCAACAGGTTAAAAAATATTTTAAGAAAGATCATAACCGTCTTATTAAAGCAGGTGTTGACGCAGCTACAGGTGAGATAGAGACAAGAGATGCAGAGATCGATGCTGAAATAGCTACTTGGGGACTTGATGCAGAGCAGAAACTATCTGAACAAGAAGAGCCAGTAACTAATGAACAACTGGATCTACTTGAAAAAGAATTCTTTTCTAATCCAAAATGGAAAGGTAGAAAATTACCTGAAACAATAAGTAGATATCGTACTAAACAGGACGAACAAGATGAAGCTATTAAAGAAAGGATAATTGATAAAGCTTCAAATCTAATACCAATAGATTTATCCGAATTAGCAGGTATAAGCGATTCTAATACAAAGCTTCAATTGATACAGCAACTAAAAATTTCTAACTTATCAGCTCTAGATAAAGAGCAACGAGATTGGAGAGATACAGATATCGAAACTCATGTTGCCGAAAAGCTTGAGGAGACGGACGCTGAAAAGACAAAGAGTCCTAAATATAACTATGCTGTAAGAGGAGCTACTGATCATTTCAACAGAGAATACGCTAGATATATAGCAGAGAATCCTACTAATAAATCAGGTGCTTATTCTAAAGCATGGGAATCTACTCTACGTGGGATTAAAGAAGGTACTTGGGAAGACTATGTATCAACACCTATTAATGATGCAACCTCTATCAATGTATCTAAAACCTATGATGCTATCAGTAAGAATCCTAATATAATTAATGAGGCAGTTCTACCTGCTGTTACCTCACAAGACCTTAAAGATGGTTTAAAAGCAATTAGAGGTGAGGGTGTTATACCTCCTATCTTCTATGATATTGCAAGGAGGTCAGTCAGACCAGGAGCTAAACCATTAGATCCATGGAAGGTTACATTAGCACAAGTTAATGCTGGACTCAGAGCTGAAGGTGAGAAAGAAATCACTGATGCTGATGATCCAAAAGTCACACAAGACATGGAGAAAGCTCTTACAGATAAACAAATAGGAGAAGTAAATAAAGGACCCGCTGGTCTTAATAAGGTATTAAAAGAATCAGAGGATATTAGTTGGTTTTTAGATAATGTTAAAGATGTAACTGCAATGAATAATGGTGGATATGATTATATATTAAGCCCAAAAGGTGGAGATGCTCATCTTGAGAAGCCCCTTACACAACATACTATAGGTGAAGCGTTAGAACTTATGGCAACAGGTCATGGTAATATAACCGCTTATGCCATGTCACCTACTCAATTCATGCAAGCTGTTGAAGCTAGTGGTCTTGGGATAGATGATGTATTAGATGAAACTACCCAAGATACTTTAGCTGCTTATACAGCTATAGTCACAATAAAAAACAGAAACGATTTAACAGGGTTCTACGGGACCAACGAGATAGAACAATTAGATCCAGAAGCTAAGGAGAGAATGTCATCAATAGTTGGCACTGTTCCTTCTGAATGGAATAAATTAGAAAACTTAGTTAGTCGTGGTTTACATTAATTTACTATGGTAAAACAATGCCCGAATATCCAATAGGCATCGATCCGTCTAAAATTGATACAAACCAAGCATCCGCCAATGCTGAGTTTGTTGATCAATCTAGAGAGGAACGTAAAAAAGCTGATGAGGCTGCAGCCCTTGTCGCAAAAGAAGAGCAAACAGCTGAGGAACAAGCTTTAGCTGTACAAAAAGATCCACGAAATGCTAAGAAATGGGGACTAGGTGCAGTAAGTAAGGAGTTACAATCTGCTGTTACAGGTGGTCTAACTACTGCTGCAGGTTCTGTGGCGACTTTTGGTGAACGTACTACTGACGCACTATCTGGTGAAATGCAGAAGGTAGGTGTTAAAAACTACCGTCCTGATTGGAATCCATTCGTTGATTACGATAACCCTATTGAAACTAAAACATGGTGGGGTGATTTAATAAAAAATGGTATCCACTTTGGAACATTAGCTGCTGGTACTGTAGTAGCTGCACGCTTTGGTGGTGCAGGTCTTACAAAATTAGGTGCTGGTAAAGCTGTCCAAATGGGAGCTAGATCAATGTCTAATAACTGGGTTAGAGCTGCAGCTGTTGGTGCTGCATCTGACTTAGTATCAGAACAATCAGATAAAGATAATGCCTTAGCAACATTACGTGATAGATATGGATTCATGGATACACCTATCAGTACCAATGATGATGACCATCCCATCGTTTATAAACTGAAGAATATAGTAGAAGGTATGGGAATCGGTACTGTAGCCGATGGTGTATTCCGTATTATAGGTAAAGGTTCAAGAAAAGTAATTAATAAAATTAGAGCACGGAACCAAGATATAGATATTCAGAAGCTCGAAATGGGTAAAGAACAACTAAAAAGCCCAGAGTATGGTGCATATAAGAATCCTTCTGAATCATGGCAAGCATCTCCTATATCTAGAACATCATTAGATGAAACCTTAGAACTCAACAAAAGAGTTAATAAAGAATGGGGTGCTGAAGAAGGTTCGATAGGACAACCTATTACAAGACTTCAAGAACAAAGATGGGATCTAAAAGGCGAAGAGTTAAAAGCTCTTGGTAGAGGATTAGTAAGTTCTCCGGTTTTTAATGCGAAGGTGCAAAGAGTTAAAGATGGTATAAGTACTTATGTTCAAGAGTTTCCTGAGTCATTTGAAATGGCAGCTAGAACTTTAGAAGGACGTAATGCTATAGACGATACAGTTGAAGAATATTGGGCTGAGTACTTTGCAGGAATAAAGGGTAAGCTAGATTTTTCAGCTGAAGCTGATATGGAGAATTGGATCACTGATCACGTTGTTGCATCTGATTTAGTTATTGGTTCATTATTAAAAAATATAAGAGATTTAGGTGTATCAGGCAGAGAGATAGCAGAGATAGCAGACTTAGGTGATATGGAAGGCCCTGCAGGGGCAATTATGGATAAGATCATAGTAGGTTTAACAGAAGCTAAAAGATCTAGACTCATTGCTAGTAGGAAATTAAAAGGTTTCGATCAAAGAGGACTAAGCCCAGAAGCGATTGAAAAGGAAATAGCTGAAACATTAGCAGAAGAAGTAGCTAATTCTAAAGAATCTATCCAAACTCTTTTCAAAGTAGCAGGTGAAGACGCAAGTGATGACACTATTAAAGGTCTTTATGAAGTATTCTCATCATTTAAAGATATCAATAGTCTCGACGATTTCGATGCATGGGCTAAAGCAACACTTAGAGGTGGTGATATAGGTGGTAAAGTAAGGACAGGAGCTGCAATTAAAGAGCTTCAAGGTGTTATGGTACATAGCATTCTAAGCGGCCCTAAGACCCCTATAAGGGCGATTATGGGTACAAGCACCGCAACGTTCTTACGACCCCTTTCTACAGCCATAGGAGCCTCTATGAGGTACCCCTTCACTGGAGACAGTGCTACACTTAAATCAAGTTTAGCATCATTAAATGCTATGATGCAAGCAGTTCCTGAAAGTTTTGAATTATTTAAGACGAAACTTAATTCCTATTGGAGTGGTGATATCTCTACTATCCAAACTCGTTATGCTCAAATGAGTAAAGGTGATGAAAAATGGGAACTTCTAAGACAATTCGCTGAAAGTGATAGATCTGATTATTGGGATAAAGTAGCGTTTAATATTGCTAATTGGTCAAGAGCTATGAATGATAGTAACTTCCTTACTTATTCAACTAAGTTAATGGCAGCTACTGACGATTCGTTTACGTATATATTAGGTAGAGCTAAAGCTAGAGAGAAGTCAATGCGTTATGCATTAGACTTACAAGGTCAAGGCAAGTTACCAGAAATTACACCAGATGTAGTACGTGCTTATGATGATAAGTTCTATAGTGAGATCTTTGATGCTAATGGTAATATAACAGATGAAGCTGTTAAATTTGCACGAGGGGAAGTAACCTTAACAAAAGATTTAAAAGGATTTTCTGATAAGTTAAGAGAAGCATTTGAAGCGTTTCCTCCAGCTAAACCTTTCTTTCTATTTGCAAGGACAGGTGTCAATGGCCTCGAACTAACAGCTAAACATACTCCAGGTCTCAATATATTTGTTCAAGAATTTAATGATATTGCTAAAGCTAAACCTAATAATTTAAAAAATGTAACCAAGTATGGTATTCATACAGCTGAAGAGTTAGCAAATGCTCAGGCTTTGCAAACAGGTCGTTTGGCTATGGGTAGTGCTGTTATCGGTATGGCTGCATGGTCATACATGAGTGGTAATTTACACGGTAATGGTCCAACTAATAGGACGCAAAGACAGTTATGGATTGATTCTGGTTGGCAACCACGTAGTATTAAGTTAGGAGAAACTTGGGTTAAGTATGATTCTATGGAACCGTTTAACCAAATCCTTTCAATGATTGCTGATGTAGGAGATCATAGTCAATTAATGGGTGAAGAATGGACAGAAAATCAGCTTCTATCAACGGCACTAGTCATTGGAGAAGGCTTTGCAAGTAAGTCTTATCTTGCAGGTATGCAACAATTTGTTGATTTATTTGCAGGTAAACCTGGACAAATAGAACGTATTGGTGCAGGCTTAATAAATAACCAAGTACCATTAGCTGGATTACGTAATGAACTTGGTAATTTATTCACTCCTCATATGCGTGAACTAGGTACAGGTGTGGATCAAGCAATTAGAAATCGCAATAAAATCAGCGAAAACATAGCTGGTGAGCCACTTCCTATCAAATATGACATGCTTAACGGCAAGCCGATCAAAGACTATGACTTTATGACTAGAGCATTTAATGCTGTTAGTCCAGTACAGTTTAACCTAGACCAAGGTCCAGGAAGAAAACTACTCTTTGATAGTGGCTACGATATGCGTATGTCAACATACTATTCACCTGATGGACACGATTTAACAGATTCTCCAAAGATTAGATCCCTATTCCAAAAAGCTATAGGTGATCAAAATCTTGAAAGGAAACTAGATAAACTATCAGAAAGACCTGATGTACAAGCATCTCTTCTATTGATGGAAGGTCATATAAGATCTGGTCAAAGAGATCACGATGCTTCACTCTATAAGCATAATCAGTTAATTCATAATCTTTTCGAAGAAGCACGAGCTAAAGGCTGGGCTAAGATTCTACAAGAACCTTCAGTACAAGAGCTCGTTGAAACTGAGAAACGTGCTAAAATTAAAGGGTATAAGATTCAAAGACAATCTCGTAACGCAGCTCCCATTCTCAACATGTATAAATAATTATGGCAACAACAACTTTTTTCGATTATACTGGGGATGGGTCAGACAAAACGTTTGATTATTCTTTCCCAACTTTCACCCAAAGCGATGTAGTTGTAGAAGTAAACGGTATAATAGTTGATAACTATACTATACCTAGCTACGCTACAACAGGTACTAAAACAGTAACCTTCGATAATACCACCGGAAGCCTAAACTCAACTGTATGTGAATCATCAGGTGCTCCTAAAACTGGATTAAGTGTTAGGGTATATAGAGATACAGGTGTTGATTCTGCTAAATCTACTTATACAGCAGGATCTTCTGTTAAAGCTGGTGACTTAAATGATAACCAAACACAAGTTCTCAGAGCTTTACAGGAAGAACAGAATCAAACAATAACTACAACTAAGATCAAAGATGGTGCTGTAACAACTGCTAAGATTTTAGATGGTACTATTGTAGACGCTGATGTTAATGCATCTGCAGCTATAGCACAGACTAAAATAGCATTAGATGCTGATCTAACAGCTCTATCTAGTATGCAAACAGGAGCGGCTGCTAAGGTAGCACTCTTAACTGCTACTGAAGTAGAGACTCTAGATGGTATAACAGCT